CACTCGGTATTGTCGCCAGTTAGATCCGCGTCGAACTCAGCCATTACTTGCCAATCGTTCCATGACCGCGCACGGTGACAGTCACCTTGTGCGTCGTCTTCTTAGGAGCCACTGGGGTCACGCCGAGCCCTGGCTTGTAGCCGTAGATGCCCTGTGAGCCGCCCAGCCCTCGGTCGTACATCGCCATCGCTCGCTCGTAGCCTGCGGAGTGGTTACCCTTTGTAAGACTAAGGAGCAGGTACTCAGCGACGAACGGGGCGGCTACGATACCGACTGCGGCTCCGAGGCTTGTGCCACCGGCTGCTGCTGCGGCCCCCTCTGCGCCGAGGGCGACACCTGCGCCCGTGGTGGACGTTGCGGCGACTGTTCCGGCTTCCTCGGCTGCGACACCGACACCGAACTTGGCTAGGACGCTTGAGAGGACTGCCCACAGTTTTACGCCGATAGAGGCGGCAAACAGGGCGATGGCGGTGTCTGAGGCGATTTTGGCGACGAGGGGGTGCGCCTTGAAATAGCCGATGAGCTCGTTGGCCCACTTCAGCACGTCGGCGACCTTCGGCAGAAGGTACTTGCCGGCTTCGATGAACAGCGCGTCCACCTGGGCCATGACAATCTTGAATTGCGGGCCAAGTTGCTTGACGGCCTCGGAGAAGCCCGACTGCAGGGAGCCCTTACCAGCGCCAGCGACTTTCTGCTGGATGGTGATAAACGACTGCAGGTTCTTGATTAGATCCGAAGCAGCGCCGCCACCGGACTTACCGAACACGGCGTTCACCATCTCGGACAACTTGGCAGCCGAGCCACCAGCCTGGTCTTTGATGTAGGCGAGCATCCCACCTATGTTGCCCTTGCGAAGGTCGGCGGCAAGGATGTTCTGGCTCAGGTCGGCTTCGTTGAGTTTCTTGATGTAGGACGTGGTGGGCTGTTCGAGGCTAGCGAAGCCACCAGCGAAGGCTGAGATGGACTTCGTGGGGAGGCCGACCTTAGCAAACTCAGCGCCCAGGGCGGTGACGGTAGAAAGGTTGAGCCCGTAGTTGGCAAGTGCCACACCGACGCGCCCCGAGAGCATGGATTCCTCAGCTTGGAGACCGCCAACGAACTCACGCGAGCCTGCGACGAGTTTGCCGGTCAGGTCGTTGACGCTCATGCCCTTAGCGATTTGGAGCGACTGCGCGGCGACGATGGCTTTGGTGGTGTCAGCGACTGAGGCGTTCGTGACAACGGCGGCCTGCGCTGCGGCAGTCATTACGTCTATCGCTTTCGCCCCTCGGATGCCAGCCTGCTCGACGGTGAGGGCGGCGTTCGTTAAATCCGTGGTGCTCACGCCGGTCTTGGTCGAGATGCCGAGGATGGCCTTGCCAAGCTTGTCGGCTTGGTCGGCGGTGAGTCCTGCCTGGTTCTGCAGTTTGTCGAGCGATTCCTGGAAGGTGTAGGCCTTGTCGACGGCGTAGGCTCCCATAGCAGCGCCGATGCCCAGAACGGCGGTCGAGGCTGTGTTGGCGAACTTGTTCATCCTGCCGCCAGAGGCTTCAGCGATGCCGCCGAACTCCGCCATCTTTGCGCCGGCCTCGTCCATCTTCGCCATGTATTCACGGGTGTCCGCAAGAAGCGTGGCTACAACTGTTGGCAGCATCCCCATTGTTCAGTCCTATTCGATAGATTCGCGGAAGACGCGCTCGGCGAGTGCCTTGAGCTTGTCCTCTGCGTTGCGTGTGCCGTTCGCCATGAAGGGGAAGGCTGGTGCGTGGATGTAGCGAGTGCCGAACTCGACGTAGGGCGCGTAGAACGTGCTGGGGCCCGTTCCTGATTCCCACTTACCTGCGCCCAGGTCTCGGACGTAGGCGCGGCGGATGGAGTTTCGGGTGTTGCCGGTGCGGATGGTGGGGTTCGGTCGCTTGGATGCGTAGGGGCCTGATGCTTTGTAGTAGACCCGACCCGTGCGTGACACGGTGCGCGAACCTGCCGGACGTGCGCGGAATTGCTCCTTCGCGCTGTCGGCGATGATGTCTCCACCCTCTGTGACGAACTGACGAGCCGCGAGGCTGGCCTTCTCTTTCGTGAGCCCGAGCGCCTTCTCGAAGTCCACGATGCCTGTGACGATGACCTCAGCCATTTGCTACCTCTCGCTCTATCTCCGCCACTGCCAGCATCCACTCGGTGAGCAGAACCGGCTGAGCCATGAACTCGGAGTGACTGCCGCCATAGGTCTTGCGGAACCTGTGCTCACGGTAGAAGGCGAGCACCTCGGGGTCAACCTCGGTGGTCTTGCCTTCGAGCGCCGCCTTTAGTTTGGCGAGGCGGCGGTAGGGGCTTTTGGGTCTACGTCGGGCTCCGTGCTCAGCGTAGATCCGTTGAACTCGGCTCCGCAGGCCTCAGAGAGCGCGTCAAACGTAGCCTTAGGCAGGTCTAACGCGGTCTCTAAGGTCGGCAGGTCTCCGAGTGTCCACTGCTTGACTAGGCCCACGATGAGCTCAGCCTGGTAGCCGTCGAGGTTCGCTTGGTCTTCGTCGCTAATCTCGGCGAAGATGCCCCAGGTCTTGGGGTCAGCATCGTCGAAGCCGAGCGAGGCGAGTTTGGCGGCGGTTCCGGCTGCCTTCATGTAGGCCCGAGAGATGGCCCGAGACGTGCGCTCGGTAATCTCCTCTTTGCTGGCGATGATGGCAGACTGACCGTTAGGTAGTTCGACTAGTGGCACTGTTTCCCCTTACTTCTCTTAGTACGAGGCAGACTGGGCGTTAATGAACGTGGTCTGGATGGGCGAGTAGCCGGTCGCAGCGTCGGTGCTGTTTGCCGAGGCGGTGAACTCGATTTCCAGTTCCGTGAACTCCTTGCCACGGGTGCGCTTGATGCTGTGAATCTGCGCCGCGCTCATGGTGAAGTTCGCCGAGTGCTGGGTTCCGCTCGTTGCGTCGTTGGGGTCGGTCAGCGTGATGCTGATGGCCTCGGGGCTACGGGTCAGACCGTAGGCGCTAGAGCCGGTCGAGAACACGTCAGCCGTGGAGTTGACGACCATCGTGAACTTGCCGGTCACTTCGATAGGGCCGGCGAACAGGTTGTAGGGAGCCTGCGTACCGAGCGTGAAGATGGGCTGGGTCTTGCGGTTGATGGTCAGTTCGCCGGTGGTGATGTTCGTGTAGCTCGTGCCACCGATGGTGATGGCGGTATCCCAGGCAGGGATGAGGTGCTCGGCGGAGAGGCTCTGCGTAGCGAACACGGTCGGGGCTGAGGTGTAGGACGTGTACGGGTTGCCCAAGTACTTGACCGTCGCTTCGGCAGCGGCTTCGGCTCCGAAGGTCAGGGCGAGGCTGTCAGCCTGTGCGCCCGTGACGGTGAAGTAGTTAGCACCGTCGAAGTCGAGGATGGAGTAGGTCGGGGGCTGTGAGCCGGTCGAGGGGGTGTTGAGCACCTTAATCTTGTGCGTGTAGGGGCCGGCTCCGGTCACGGTGTCCGTAGATCCGAGGATGGAGCGCACCAGCGTCGGGAAGGTGTCGGCGTAGAGGTACGACTTGAACTCAAAGTCATCGTGACGTACGCCCTGCACTTGGTCATAGACCGTCGTGGGCGAGCCGCGCAAGGCTTCGTCGCGCAGGAACATCTGGTTCGGGGTGATTTGCGGCGAGGAGACTGGAATCCAGTAGACCGTGCCGGTCGTGGGTAGCGTTCCCTCGGTGGTCTCGATGACCATGCCGAGGTAACTATTGGCTGTGAGAAATGGGCCTGCCATGATGGTTCCTTAGTTGCTAGGGGTTGGGTCGGTCGGGGTGACTTCGGGCGCTACAGGGGCTTCTGGGGCGCTCTGTGGGGCTTCTGCCGGTGCTGGTGCTACAGGAGCAGAGGCTACTGCCGTCCAGCGTCCATCGCCAGGGTCGGCGGCGAGGGCGTAGGACTGTCCAGGCTGAACGACGAGGACGTTGCCGTCTGCGTCGAGCAGGTTGGGGTAGATGCGCTCTTGGCTGTCAGTGAAGGTGAACATGGGGCTCCTTACGAGATGTACGAGTTCGAGGCGGTGATTTCGATGACCGACACGCGCACGGTGGAGACCACCTGCGTCACCTGTGCAGATCCGTTGATTTGCTTGGGGTAGTAGACGACTACGTCGATGTCATCGCCGCCGCTTGTGGAGCCTTCGCCCCACTGGAAGATGGGCCCGTTGCCGCCGCAGTTCTTCGAGGCGCGGATGGCGTTGGTGAAACTGTCGATGAAGGCCTCAGCGTCTGCGCCAGCGTCCTCGGTCTTGCGCTTGGTCGAGCGAAAGATGCAGGTGAAGACCACCTCGTAGGTGATTTCCTTGCCGCCACCCGTTGCGCCGGTGAGCTCGATGCGCTTCTCGCGCTGGCTCTCGATGTAGGGGTAGACGATAGCGCCGGACTGATGCCCAGGGTCTTCGTTGGCGTAGAACTCGCCCTCAGGCGTGAACTTGGCGGGGAAGGTCTTGACGCTTCCGAGGTGCGTGATGCCGGCGGCGTTGAGGTAGTTGACGAACTGGGTGCGTACTGTCTCGCGGCTCATTGGCGACCACTGATGACCTTGAAGGGCTCAAGCAGAACCTCACCTCGCAGTTCGTCCTCGTAGGAGGTTTCGCTACGGGCCGAGATAGCCGAGGGCTCGCCGATGTCGTTGATGACCAGACCGCCTTGTCCGCGCTCCTTGACCATCGCCACGATGAAGTGGATGACCGCCTGCTTGATAGCGGCAGGCATTGTGGAGACGTTCACGCCGGATCCGTGGGGGTACTGCGTCGGGCTGGCGAGGGTGATGGTCGTTGCGGTGACTGAGGCGACCGTGACTACCTCGTCGTTCATGCCATCCCAGATGGTGAAGGTCATGCCAGGGTAGAGGCCCAGCGTGTCCGTGACGTGCAGGGTGGTAGCGCCTGCTGCGGAGGTGGCGGTGGTGAAGGTGTTGAACCAGCCGTTGATGTAGGTGTATTGACACCACATATTTGACTGATACCCCCAGCGAGCGCCTGCGATGCCGAGCGAGCCGAAATAGAGGCCCAGCGTTGTAGGGGCGGTGAGGATGAACTGGTAGCGGTCGATGGCGACGTTGCTCGATGAGATGGTGATTTCCTGCAGGCCAGAGCCAGGGCCCCAGCCGACTTGGATGTCGATCACTTCGAGGACGGGGGTGTAGGAAGGCGTGAAGGTGATGTTGCCGTCACGGTTCGGGCGATACCATCCGTTCTCCGTGTTCGAGGTGGCGTTGAGCGTTCCGAGGGGGCCGTAGCAGAAGATGTCGGCCTTGCTTGATGCTCGCTTGATGAGGTCGGAGAGGGCGCGGTCTTGAGCTACTTGGCTGGCGTTCTCGATGAGGTTGGAGAAGTCAATAGCCGAGGCGGTGGGGCTGAACTTGACCTCGTTGAGCGAGACGTACGGCTCAACGATGCCCTCAGTCTGAAAGAACGGTGCAACGACCATTTAAGCCTCTTCTAAGTTTGAGCCGTCGCACTTGCCGCAGTGGTCACGGTAGAGCGAGTTAAAGCCGCAGTCGAGGCATCGGAAGCCTCGGGCGTTGCGGAAGTTCGTGCCGGCAATAGCGAAGTCGCCGGACTTGACTAGGGCGCGAGCGGTCTGCCCGTCCACATGGAACGTGCCGTCCTTCTGGCGAGGGATTACCGCGCCTTCGTTGACGGTGACTTCTTTGAGCGCGTTGTCGGATCCAACGAGGCGCATCTCTCTCCTTTGCGACTGGGAGGGGAGCAGGGCTAGGGAAAGGGGAGTGAAACCCTAGCCCTGCTCAACCCTCGGGGGCTAGACAACGACGGCGAACAGCCTGTCTCGATGCCTAGCGACTGATGGCTTTATCAGCCGGTGATGCCGGTGATGATGCCCGACCACGCCGGAGCGCGGAAGGCCAACGTACCGAAGGTGTACGAGCTGAGATCATAAGTAAAGCCCAATTGGGGCCACTCGATCAGCATCGAGTCCACGACATTGTGCGCCTCGACGGTCTGGCTCACGCCGGAGTCGGGGAACGGCAACTGCTTCTGGTGGATGACCATCGTGCCGGCAGGGATGAAGCGGTGCGTCACGAGGTCGAGCATCGTGCCGGTGGCTTCGTTGGCAACACCCGTGACCATCGCGCCAATCGACACGCCGTCGCTACCAGTCTGGTAGTTGAAGCGGTACGAGGTCGAGGAGACTGCAGTGGACTGCAGGGCCTTCGACAAGGCGCGACGAACAGCGGCGCTGACGAAGATGACCTCAGGGTCAGCCATCGTCGAGTTGTAGAGGCTCACGAGAGCGTCCTGGATGAGACCAGCAGGCTCGGTCTGCGAACCGATGGTGTTGTTGAACTGCGCCTGGTAGCCACCCGACTGCGCCAACGTGCTGATGAAGCCGTCGTAGCCCGTGCCCGAGTTCGCACCAGCGGCGTACGTGTTGTACGAGCCGTCGGTGGAGGGGTAGGTTCCGGAGATAGCGGCGAAGCTCAGCGCCGTGGTGCCCGAGGCCAGCGAAGGCGTGGTGGCCTTGTAGGTCGTACCCGAGACAACGACGTAGATGTTCACAGCAACAGCGCTGTAGGGGATGGTTCCCGTGTAGGTCACCTTGACACCCTGACCAGCAGTTGCGTTCGTCACCGTACCGGCAGACACGCCAGCAGTCTCACCGTAAGCCGAGGAGAGCGTGACGTACACAGCCGACGACGAGGTGGCAGGGAGGCCCGTGCCGGTCGTGTCGTTAGCGGCGGTGAA